GATTTGGTTAAAAACAAAACAAGATAAATAGTTGTATGACAATATCCACAATAAACATAGGTACCATTGCTAATGACGGCACAGGTGATGATTTACGCGAAGCGTTTATCAAAGTCAATAATAATTTCTCAGAATTAGCTGCTAGATCCCCTGAATCAACCACAGTGACCAACAGACTGTCAGACAGCAGCACTGTTAAAGGTTTATTTTATCAAAAATCAGGTGTGGATTTACAATTTAAAAGTTTAGAAGCTGGCAGCAATATTTCATTCACTGCCAACAATGACAAAATTACCATCACTTCATCAGGCATAGTGAGCATATTGGTGTTTGGTGACACAGGTCCTCATTTGACCATCAACAGCACAGGCATGTTGGAAGTGTTTGGATCAGGTGGCACAACCACTAGAGCTTTGAGCAATGGAACCACTTTAGAAATAGAATCATTGCTGGAAAATGAAACCACTCCCACATTAGGTGCCACTCTAATAGGAGACAACAATGACATAGTGGGTATTGATACCATTCAAGCAACCAATGTGAATTCATTGGTCAAAGGTATTGATATTGCTGACAGAAATTCATTCATTGGATTTGATCTAGGAACTATTCAATTGGATGCCAACAACAATGAGAATGTTGCTAATTTATTGGATCTTTACTTTGATTTAAACCCAATAGATCAAGGATCGTTCACATCTCCCAACGCCACCATTTTTGACTTTGGTTCCATATAATTTTTTACCATAAATACAACATAAGGAACACAGTATGAGCAATTTATGGACATTACCCACAGGCGTTTCTTTAGGCACTATTGCTGAAAGAATCACAATCAGCATAGCACTGCCTTTGAACACAGTGGATTCAGTCGCATTGATAGCCGGCACATTGCCAGCAGGTTTAAGATTACAAAACACACACATTGTGGGTACCGCATTGGAAGTGGCTCGCAGCACACAGAGTAGATTTGTGTTAAGAGCTCGATTAGGAACTCAAATTCAAGACAGAACATTCACAATCACTGTGGTAGGACCAGATGCTCCTGTGTGGATCACTCCAGAAGGCACATTACCAGTAGGGACCAATGATACATTTTTTATATTGGACAGTTCTTATGTGGATTATCAACTGGAAGCCATAGATCAAGATTTAAGTGCTGGAGATGAATTGGAATATTTTATTGCTCCCGGAGACGGCATGTTGCCACCAGGAATCACACTGTCTCAACAGGGAAAATTATCAGGAGTGGTAGATCCCATATTGGCATTGGATGTGAATGCCAGCAGTGGTGCTTATGATTCCAATGTGTATGGGGATTTGCCTTATGATTTTGGATTACGCAGTGCCAATGGATTTGAAAGTTTCTTTTTTGATGTGGAATTTTATGATTACAGCATACCTACCAGAGCACCTAAAAAATTAAATCGTTATTATGAATTCACAGTGAGTGTGAGCGATGGTGATACCATAGCCAAAAGAAAATTTAAAATGTTTGTGGTGGGTGATGATTTTTTAAGAGCTGACAACACCATATTACAATTGGGCAGCGGAATATTCACTTCTGATGGCACATATATTAGATCCCCACAGTGGCTCACTCCAAGAGATTTGGGTTATAGAAGAGCTAATAATTATGTCACATTGTATTTGGAATTGTATGATCCTAATACTTTACCAGGATATGTGGCTTACACATTGCAACCACTCAATGATGACAACACATCAAGCGAATTGCCACCAGGTTGTACATTGGACAGCACATCAGGAGAAGTGGCAGGTAGAGTGCCTTATCAACCAGCCATCACCAAAGAATACAAATTCACAGTGCGAGCTACAAGATTTGGAGCCAACAGTGAAAGTTTATCCATCAAAGACAAAACATTTGTGGTGAAAATATTGGGTGAAGTAGACAGTGTGATCACTTGGAACAGCAACGATAATTTGGGCAGCATCAATGCTAATTTTATCAGTACTTTCTTTGTGAGTGCTACCACCACAGTGCCCAATGCCAGATTGAGATATGTATTGACTGAAGGAGAATTGCCACCAGGATTAATTTTAGCGTTGGATGGTGAAATCATAGGTAAAGTTAGACAATACCCCACAGGTGATTTATTAGGATTGACTGTGTTTGACACAAGAGCTTTCACATTGGACAATGATGAAACAACCATAGATAGAAGTTTCACATTCACTGTGGAAGCTAGAGATCAATATGGTTACAGTGCCACCACAAAAACATTCACCATAGATGTTATTGCTGCCAGTGATCTTTTATACAGTAATCTTTATGTGAAACCTTTCTTAAAACCTGTTCAAAAAACTTCTTATTTGACTTTGATAGGTGATCCTGAAATTTTTGACCCAACAAAAATTTATAGACCCAATGACGAATTATTTGGTATTCAAAAACAATTAAAAATGTTGATCTACGCAGGCATTGAAACCAAAACAATCAATTACTATGTGTCTGCCACTACAAAAAATCATCGCAGAAAAAGATATCAGTTTGGAGAAGTTAAAACTGCTGTGGCCAAAGAATCTGGCAGTAATTCAATATTGTATGAAGTGGTGTATGTGGAAATGAAAGATCCTCAGGATGATGATTCTAGACAGGTGGCAAGCAAAATTAAAATTAAAAATAATAATATCATCACAATCAGTCAAACAGACATTGAAATATTGGATGACGTGACCAGATTAAATGTGGGTGGCAACAGTTACACTATCTATGCCAATAATAATTTGCCATTGGCTGTGGGAACCATTGGAACCAATCTACAAATTTATGCCAGATCAGGCAGTTTGATACTGAATACTATCACTGGAGTATTGAGTGTGGTGTTACAAAATAACACGGTGATCACGGTGGGTAATATTGTTTCCAATCCATCAGATACTTTTAGATTTAGACCCAATCGTTCTGTGATCAAGGTGGACAGCAATGTATTAAATATGGCCAACCCTAATGACATAGAAAGATATATCAGCAACACCACTAATATGAGAGCCAATATTTCTGCTTTGGGATTAACAGAAAATGAATTTTTACCATTATGGATGCGTACTCCACAAGTGGGAGTGAATCAACCACTGGGGTATGTGATGGCAGTGCCATTGTGCTATTGTAAACCTGGCACTAGTGCGTCCATTGCTTTGGCATTAAAAAACAGTAATTTTGATTTTAAAACACTGGATTACGAAATTGATAGATACATTGTGGACAGCACCACTGAAAGCGGTTCAGAACAGTATATAATGTTCCCTAACTATCAATATAACATTTAAAGGGTAAAAAATAAAATAAATAAAGTAAACAAAAACAAAACATATGGCCAGCAACATTAACACCACCAGTATTGACGCAGATTATCCAGTAGCAGGACAGGATAACAACAGTCAAGGATTTAGAGATAATTTCAGCACTATTAAAAATAATTTTATTTCAGCCAAAAGTGAAATAGAAACTTTACAAGGCAACACTGCTAAATTAAACGCCAATAACAATTTTGCTGGAAACACAGTGTCAGGTGCCAAATTTATTGCCAACACAGTGACTCATTATGCTGGAGGCACAATCAGTACACCACAAAATATTAGTTTTGACAACGGTAATTTTCAAAGTTTTAGAGTATCAAATAATTTAACCCTTACATTTACTGATTGGCCCACAACTGCCACATCTTTTGCCAATATGATTGTGGAATTAAGAAGTGACGGTACTCAAAGAACAGTGGTATGGAGCACTGAAAACGCAGGATTAATTTATAAAGATTCTAATTTCCCCACACCGTTCTTAGTGAATGCGGGCGAAGATCCTATGTATGTGGAATTTTGGACTTACAACAATGGTGCCACAGTGTTTGGCAGATATTTGGGCACGTTCAGCAACTAATAAACAGTCATGTTTCATCCACTCAGCGAAGATCTCAGTCAATACAGCATCAGTCAATTGGAAGCCAAACTTTCTGATTTACGTAAAAAATTCTTTCAAAGTCGCAATCCAGAACTGCGTCAACAAATTGGTGTGTTTGTGGAAGTGTATAATCAAGAATTAAAACAGCGATTGGCAGCAGAACAACTGAAAATGGCTAAAGAAACTGGAAAAGATCTTGACAATTTGATTAATATCGATTAATATACAAGCATAATATTTTATTATGCGAATAGACAGTTTAGGCTTGCCCATATTTGATTATCAAGATGTGATTGATTTAATCTATCAAAATAGATTAGATATTCTCACAGATCTTCAATTTGAACCTCACAGAGAAATTGATATTTTTAACAATTCAGTGACACACACTGGAGTGGGAGAACCATTGAGAGTGTATGCTCCAATGTTGGTAGATGTGAAAGAGTTTGACGCACTGCTGCAATCAGAATGGTTCATGCCAGACAGCGCCAAAAATTTTGATATTGAATCACACATATTAAACATTGCTCCCAAAGATGCTCAAGTTCAATCCAGAGTACAGGAAGAATTAGCAGCATTCAAACAGCACAACTATTTGAATCTATTAAAATTTTTACATTATTTGGTACAAAACATGCGTGAAAACCAAATTCTTTGGGGAGTAGGCAGAGGCAGTTCAGTGGCATCATATGTTTTGTATCTATTGGGAGTACACAGAATTGATTCCATTCAATATGGCTTGGACTGGCGAGAGTTCCTAAGATAAATACATACATAATAGGAGACAACAAATATGGCTATCAAACAAAGTGGTAACAAAGTTTACAGAACCATGCAAGGCAAACAGGTTGATATTGATCTGTTAAGACAACGCAACGAATTAACTCCAGCTGTGGGTAATGCTAGAGTGAATGCTCGTGGTGACGAATTAGGACCTGGTGGACAAATTGTTCGCAAACGTGAGGAAGTTTTGGCTGATTATTACAGAGATCATCCTAAGAAAGTTCCTACCAGCAAAGCAAAAGCAAAAGCAGATGAAACCGATGATGAATGGGTGGAAGATGCTGAAGGTAATTTCGTAAAGAAAAAATAAGCAATGGGTTTAATAAACGTCATTGAAGGAGAATTGATCCCGATTAAGGATCGTGTGATTGTGAGCGACATGGAGTTTGGTGATGTTAAAACTCGTGGCGGCATCATAATACAATCAGATGATGGCAAAAGTCACGGAATTAAACCACGATGGGGCAAAGTTTACGCCAAAGGTCAAGACAACAAAGACGAATACACTGTAGGCGATTGGATATTGGTAGAACACGGCAGATGGACCAGAGGTGCCAAAATTAAAACTGATGGTGTGGAACAAGTGCTAAGAATGGTAGAAGCTGAGAGCGTACTGATTTGGAGCAACGAAAAACCAGAAGATTGGTACATCAATAAAAATAATCTATAAAATACTTGACATTCAACACTATCTGTCATATACTGACAGTATGAAATTTCCTGAAACTAGAAATCCTGGATTAAACACCACTGGTGTGTTGGGTATCACATTGATGACATTACATATCATAGGATATCTTGTGGGTTGGTGGTGGACGTTAATTTACATACCTTTGATAATGTCGGGCATGGGACAAGAATTTTTAAAAAGGAATTAATGAAAGAACTTTGGACAGAAAAATACAGACCTAAAACACTGGATCAATATGTGTTTAGAGATGAACATCAGAAAAAACAAATTCAAACTTGGGTTAAAGACAAGAGCATTCCTCATTTGTTGTTCAGCGGCAATGCTGGCATAGGTAAAACCACATTGGCCAAAATACTATTGAATGAATTACAA